GCTTACTGAGACCTAGATACGGCACGGCAAAACTTGCCATTTCGCCAATAATACCGTAGACCTCTTGCGGGATTAGTGACTCTTCAGCAATAAACTTTGACCCTCGCGTCGAGGTAATTTGATCTTCCAGCGCTTTCATGCGCCGGATGTTGTCGTCGTAGTAGGCGTCTACGTCTTTCTGATCGACTAAACCAAGCAACGCCGCCATGCTGCCTGACGTTTTGTACAGGCCGTTTAGGAGAGACAGCCCGGCCCGGGTAGGAATGGTCGCATAGTAACGGGCCCAGTCCTCGACGGTTAGGTCAGGGGCCGGACGCGGCTCCGGACGGACGCGCATCTCTGGTCGGTTTTTGGGCAGCGGCGGTGTGTTTGGTTCAGCCATTGTTTTCTCGTTTGAGGTCTGCCAGCACGTTCTCTTTTAAATTAAGTAATTGACGTAGGCAGCGGATGGCACCCTGAGCGCGATAGATAGCTTCTGTGCTATCCGTGCTTTCCATGATGCGGACGTACTTTTCTAAGGTATGTTCGAGATGCTGTTCGTATACCCGGTAGGCAGGGTTGGATACGGCACCAGCTAACTCTTTGTACGTGACCTCTTTTTTAGTCATCTATTGTAGCAGCCCCGGTGGCAAGCCGGCGCCCGGAGGTGGTTCTGCTAGTTGGCCCTCGGCGGGAGGTGCCCCTGTGAACTGCGCCTCGCCAGGCACGGCAGCAGCGCCTACGCCTGGTACGCCTCCACCGCCGCCTGTCATATCAAGGGGGCCCGGCGCGCCTTCTTGCGGCTGCTGCTGTTGTTGCTGTTGCAGCGCCTCCTGCATTAAGGCAGCCTGCCTCAGCATCTCCTCTGGCGTGTTAGTAACCTTTTCAGGGTCAAGACTCATCGACCGTGCGATCTCTCGAATGATATACGGGAACTTAGCAAACGGCGCTAACACCGGGTTGCTCGTAATCTGCAAGAACGACATCAGGCGCTGCGACCGGACCTCGTTCTGCATCAGTGACTCTAGGCCACGAGCACGCACTTCGAGATCCCCTTTGATGTCCGGGTTGTAGTTAAACTGCATATTGAATTGAAAAAGCGCCTCGCCCAGTGGCTTGAGCAGATAGTCGTCGAAGTTCTTGACCACAGTTTTGATCGAGCCTGCCGCCGCGCCCATAAGCATAGAGATACCGGCAGCCGTCCGTCCGATACCCGTGACACCGGTTTGTCCATGTGAAAAGGACGGGATGCCGGTGGATTCGTCAGCGAGGACTCGTGCCTTGTCGAACAGCATCATGTTTTCGGACGAGACGTTGGGGAACTTAGTGCCAAAGATTGCCTGGCCCGGTGCCCCGCCCTGACGGCGAAACACTTTGCCAGGATACACAGTCAGGTCTTGACCCGGCGTCAGGTTAGTTTCATCTACTTCAATAAGCAGGTTACCCGACAGCACCGCGTTATCGACGGCCATCCGCATAAAGCCGTTCATCAGAGTTTGGGTATCGTCCATGTTCTCGCCGACGCCGATACCGAAGATGTTGTAGGGGTTGACCTCGTAAGGGCAGGCCGAGTACGGCAGACGCTTTGGCGTGAACGGGTTCATTACGAACCGCAGGATCTGGCCGTTGCATTCCCAGATATTTACGTGAAGTTCTTCCGCGTCTTCAAACTCTTCCGGAATCTCAATCGCGTAATCATCAGCGGTTTGCCGGTCGATAACACCCCAGAACTCAAGCGCCTCATAACGCTTGGTAGAAAACGGTCGGCTGTTATCCTCATTAGTATTAATGAGATCGTACTCCCACCATTTGACTTCATAGTTTTCGCCCTCGTCGATAGCCTCTGCAATAGCCTCAGAGTTGAAGAACGGACGACGGCGGAGGGCACGCAACTGCGAGCGAGTCAGCTTGTGACGCTCAATAATAAAATCACATTCGTTGATAGTGTAGCCGTCCGGGTCTGGGTAAAAGTCCCAGATAGACGTGTGAGATACTTCCGGCACGGTGCGCAGGGTTGGGTTGTACTCGCCCTCGTCGTCCCAGTTTGGATATTCTTTCGTAGACGCAAACGGTCCTTTGATAATGCCAGTGCCGAAAAGTGCGCACTCGAAAGCAGAGTAACGTAAGTGAGTAGAGGCGTGCGACTCCTCTAGCTGGTCTTTAATCTGCTTCTCCATCTTTTTAGCGGCAACCATGGCCGGATGAAAGGTGACCGACGACTGCGTTTTGCCCTCGCCCTCACGTAGATTAGGGACATCGCCTAGCAGATCTTCAAGTGGCCCTAGACGCTCCTCTAAGGTTTGCTGAGTGGCTCCTGGCGGCAGCGGCTGCCCATCCCCCTCGTAGCCATACAGATCCACTGGCTCGCGTCCTATGTCCACTTGGGGAGGTTCTTTGGGATCGAAGGACACGCTTTCGGCAACGCCCTCCGGCAGGATTGACGGCTCAATGGTGATGGGGAACGTATCGTTAGCGAGCAGCACATCTACGATCTGGCTGTAGGCGGCAAGCACTTTGGTCTTAGTCACTTTAATAAAGACACGTGACTTCTCGGTTTCTAGGAACTGCACGTCAGCGTCGTATACGCCACGGTAGTTTTTGTAGGCTTTAATCCATTTAGATTCTTCGGTGTATCGCGCATCCTCTGCACGATTGAATTGTTTACGGACGTAGCCTGCCAGTCCGTTCATTAGCCGCACGTCGTCGCTATCTACGTTGATTGGGTTGCCGTCCGTGTCCACCGAGGACATGTCGTTGTAAGCCATCTTTGTTCCTTATCAGTAACCGAAGACCTGATCCGCAGGTTGAAACTTGTGTGCTTTGTCAGTCGGTTTTTCCAAATCGAATATATTACGTGGTATTGGGCGCGAACTAATTCCATATCGTAACGCATCGTAGATGTGGTCCTCTGCGTGCGTGTCGATATCTTCTGGGTTCTTTTTGTCGAGCGGCAGGACCGGAATCTGCGCTACGGTATTTACACAGCTAGAAAAGAAGGTGATGCCTGGCTCGCCCGTGTCTGGGTCTACCTGTAACAAACGGTGCAGTTCGTTTTTTCCGCTCACCCTTGTGCCTCGGCTGCGGTCAGATGGGCGCCACCGACAGCCAGCCAAAATCATCTGCTCCGCAAGTGATGGCCCAGTGTCGCCCCGCTTGTGCCAGCAACTGCTGTCGAGAACGCCGTAAGAGATTTTACCGTCGTTTTGTTCTAACTCTAACACCATGCGGGCTAAGTCTACCGCAAGAACCTTACTGACGTAAAGTTCCCGATATACAACCAATGTGTTTTCCGGCGTCACAGCAAACCACAGTACTGCGCTGTGTGAGCCGTATCCGTAGTCCGCTGCTCGGAACTTGCGCCAGTTATACGGCACGTCGTAGGGTTCAACGACATGAGTAGACCTGTCGAACTCCACGAAGGCAGCGCCCTCTGCGATGTCCCAGTTACCCTCTAGCAACTGCCGGCGCTGTGTTTCCGGTAGCGAGAGCAGCATGGCCTCGTAGTCGCCTGACTCGTACAGGTACGGATTGTCTTTTAGCTGGGCCGGGATAAAGCGTCGGCGGAACAAAGGCTTGCCTGCTTTGCTGTGGCGGGCAGGATACTTTAGAACCTCTCCAGTTTCTACGTCAGTAGCCCAAAAAGATTTGCCAGGCGTTGCCGGCGTAATGAACATCTTGCGGACCCATGCGTGTCCCGGCCCTCCGGGGTTGCTGGTTGCCCGCATGTACAGTTCTATTTCCGGGTCCGTAGAACGTAGGCGAGACCTAAGATAATCCCACGCAAACGGCGTCGGATATTGTGTAAGCTCATCAAAACCCACCCACGTAAAAGACTGACCTTGGTAGCGAAGAACGTCTTTGTCTTGCTCCAAGTACGACATCCAAATGCGCGCACCCGACGGAAAAGTCCACTGACTTTTTCTTTCAGACCATTTTGCACCGGCACGTGCTTTTGGGTAAAGCTCTGAAGACTTGTGTATAAGCTCCCTAAGCTCATCATTTGTTCTCCGTAAAATCAGGGCTACGTGGTTCGGATTATCTACATAACGTAGCGGATCGCATAGCAGCGCAAAGGATTTACCAGAGCCGGCGCTTCCTCCGTACAGCACCTCCCGTTCGGGGGACTCGAAGAAGTCTTGCTGTGGCCCGGGGTTTGGCTGGAACACATAGCGGACGGGTAGCTCATCCGGTTCGGGCGTCGGGGTCGTCGAGGCTACTGAGATCGACTGGGGGGACTCTATCTTCTTCCGCGACGTAGAGGAGGCGCGACTGGATGAGCCGTTCCTTTTCCGCTGCTTCTTTCGCTTTGGTGGTGTAATAGTGGTAGAGTCTGGCAATGTCTTTCCGCTTCTTTTCTGATCTAACAATCTTGTGCAATCCTTGAAACGATATTTTGCGTCCGGTGGTGGCGGACAACCAGCGGGCCACCTCTCTAAAACTGCACGTTTTTAAATATTCTTTTGCTTGTTCCAGCGCTTCTAGCTGCTCTACAATCGGATTTAAGATACCTGGGTCGTCCGGGTCTACCTCGTAGCCAAATGGGATCTGCCTGCTGAAGCGCGGCACCGGACGCCAGCGCGGTTTTTTGTCAGTCATCCTCTTCCTTCGGTTTCTTAGGCGGCAAAATAAATAGGCCACCCGACTCTGCCTGCACGGCGACCTTCTCAGTTTTGACAATGCCTACACGGTCTAGCACTTCACGAGCCGCATTGATGCGGTCACGGTTGCCTAGAGCAGTGGGATCGTCCAACACGCCAGTCATCGCCAGCGCAGCGCGTGGGCCGTTCGAGGCGAGAAAGGTCTGCGTCACGTCTAGGATTTCGTTCTTCAAGCGCCGGACGATATCAATAGACTTCGTGTTTTTACTGTAGCCAGCAGCATCCATCGCAGCACGGATGTTACCTTGTGCCTCGCCGACGAGAGCGTCGAGAAAGATCTGCTGCTGTTCTGTTAGATTTTTTTGCGGCGTCATTTCCTAAACTTCCTCGTTTTGGCTGCAATTTTTTTGGGCTGCTTAACAAACTGCTTTCCGGCTTTGCTGCCCTTACGTTTAGCACGAGTTGTAGCAGCGTACTCAGCAGCGCTAAGTGACTTGATCGCCTTTTCGGGTAAGTACCGCTCACCTGTTTTCCCCGACGGTTTACCGGACTTTGTCCGCCACTTCTGCTTAGTCCAATCCTTTAAACTTTTTTGTGACTTCGATAACGCCATTAACGGCCCCGTTCATCCTTCATTTCTTCCGCGCCTCCGTTTTCTTTTTCATTTGATTGATGAATTTACGGTAGACGGCAGCCGGTCCCGTTTTCTTGGCCACCCTCGCCCGCTGCTCCATAGCAATCGCCGCCTGAATCTTGTGCGCGTGCGCTCGACCGGAGTTCTTAATTTTATTTACGGATGCCCGCGCATCCTCTGTCGTAGCAAACTTGAGCCCGTGGATCGTGCCCTTCGGATCTTCGTCCGTGTAGAGGTCGCTGTGCTTTTTAGATTTAGCAGGCTGCCCCTTTTTGCGTGGCACGCGGGCGGTCGTCATTCGGGCTTACGTTTCCGCAAGACCGCAAAGTCAGCGCCGGTGATCTTACCGTAAGGCGCCGCGACATCTAACTTCGCCTGCTTACCTACCAGGGCCCCGCCTTTGGCTGCGTACTTTTTAGATTTACGCTTGCTGCCGTCCGCGCGTTTGATGAGGCCCCGCGCTTTAGCAGACGCCTTTTCGGTCGAGCCCAGTTTTTTGCCCGCCTTGATTTTCTTTTTTAATGTAGATGCTTTGGGTGCAGGCATCACTTATATCCTCCGCCGGCTTTCTTATACGCAGCCGCAAGCATCTGCGCCTTGCGTGCTGACCACTGGCCCGGCTTCCCGCCTTTCGACCCAGCTTTAATTCTATTAAACTGCCGCTTACGCATCGCAGGTTTGGTGTAGTTACCTGCCTCGTTAACGCGCGACTTACTCTTCTTCTTCGCTGCCATCACAATACTCGCAGTCAGGACAATTGCCATGAGGACATAACTCGCATGTCTCATCACAATCGTGCTCTTCTTCTACGATATCGTACCCCCCATGGAAGTTATCGTAGGCGTCACTCATCTCAATAAAGCTCTCAGACTCCGAAGAAAATCCTCGATGCATAGGCTCGAAATCAGGGCGGTCACCGCCAAGTTCAAAGAATGCAGGATCATAAAACTGAGAACGATTATTGGGTACGCCAACAATGCGACCACAATTGAGCTTACATAGATGTGTGATT